GATGGTCCGTCGCAAAAGGTCTTCGCCTCCATTGGCGAGACCGACAGCGCGATGTCCGCAGCACCAACCGGCAAACGGACAGCATAGATGCCCGACATTCGTCTGGTGCCCGTCGCCGCGCCCTACGCGGTGACCCTGGATTGGCTGCAGACACCCTCGGGCTTGCTCGACGAGACGCAGCAATTAGCGAGCGCCGTTCTGGTCGCGCTCAACACCGATGCGCTGGCCGACCCCAGCGAGGTGCTGCCCGATCCACGCGACGATAACCGGCGCGGCTGGTGGGGCGATCTCAACGCCGACACGATCTGGAACGGCTGGCCCATCGGCTCAAAGCTGTGGCTGCTCTCAAGAGCAAAAATCCTCGATGCCGGTGCGCGCGAGGGCGCGACGATCACGCGCATCGAAAACTACATCAAACGCGCACTGCAGCCTTTCATCGATAATCGCATCTGCTCGCGCGTGTCGGTCACTGCGACGCAGGTCACCGACAGCCGCATCGATGCGACCGTGATCCTCCATCGCGGGCCGAAGTCTGCCATCCAACTCGAATTCCAGCCGCTGTGGGATGACACCTGATGCCGTGGACGACGCCCACGCTAGACGAACTGCGCTCGCTCAATCGCGACAACATCACCGCGAAACTGCGCTCGGGACCGATGGTCCCCAACAGCGTCTTGCGGGTGATGGCCGATGGCAATGCCGGTCTTGGCTATCTCACCCTGCTCTACATCGATTGGCTGGCGCGGCAGTTGATGCCCGACACCGCCGAGACGGAATGGCTCGACCGCTTCGGCGTGATCTGGCTGACCAATTCCGACGGATCAAAGGGCCGGAAGACAGCAACCTATGCAAGCGGCGTCGCCAGCGTCACCGGCATTGCCGGCACCGTTTTGGACAACGCCACGATCTTCACCGGCACCGGCATCGCCGGCACCGTCACGCTGCAAACGACCGCCGAGATCACGGTCGGCGCCGACGCCACGCCGGTAAACTTCGTCGCGCTCGATGCCGGCGAGACGGGCTTGCAGGTTGGCGAGTCTTTGAGTTTTTCCGTCGCCGTATCCGGCATCAACAATGTGGCGATCTCATCCATTGTCGATGGCATCGACAGCGAAGACGACGATCTGCTGCGCGGTCGCGTCTTGGATCGCATCCAGAAACCGCCGATGGGCGGCGATGCCGACGACTACGTCGCCTGGGCCAAACAGGTGCCCGGCGTCACGCGCGCCTGGGCCTCGCCTCTGGAAATGGGCATCGGCACCGTGACGATCCGCTTCATGATGGACGATGTTCGCGCGACCGATGATCCGACGACAAGCGGCTTCCCGACCGCCGACGACATCGCGACGGTGCAGGCCTATCTCGACAGCAAGCGCCCGGTCGCGGTGAAGGATTTTTTCGTCGTCGCGCCCATCCCCGAACCCATCGACTTCTCGATTGCCAATCTGGTCACCGACAACGCTGCTACGCGCGCCGCGATCTATGCGTCGGTCGAGGCCATGATCTTGGATCGAGCGCGGCCCGCGATGGCGGTCAATGGCATCACGCAGGACGCGCAGACGATCCATCAGGAATGGGTCAGCGCTGCGATCCTCGATGCCCTCGGCGTCGTGTCCTTCACGCTCACCATGGCCGATCACGTCATGCCGTCGAATGGGCACATGGGCGTCATCGGCACAATCACGTATCCATAAATGACCGACAGGCACGTCCGACGCAGCGGCGACGACTACGCGGCGGCCTTCGCTTCGCTGCTGCCCACTGGCTCGGCTTGGCCGCGTGATCCGCAATCGGTGCTGATGCTCACCGTCAGCGGCCTTGCGCAGATTTGGGGCGATGCCGATGGCCGCGCCGCCGATCTCTTAGAGCGCGAAGCCGACCCGCGCGTCACCATTGAATTACTGCCCGACTGGGAACGCGCCTTCGGCCTGCCCGACCCTTGCGTCGATGAGCCGCTGACCGTCGCCGACCGGCAGCGCGCGCTCGTCGTCAAGATGACGACCGAAGGCGGCCAGTCGCGCGACTACTTCATCGCGGTGGCCGCAGCGCTCGGCTACGAGATCAACATCCGCGAATACGCGCCGTTCATGGTCGGCGTCTCGCAAGTAGGCGACACGCGCCCGACCGGCGCGGCAACCGAAGACTTTCGCTGGCAGATCGGCCCGACCGAAATGCGGTTCTATTGGACGGTGCAGGTCGGCGCGGTGCGCTTGAGTTGGTTTCGCGCAAGCTCCGGTCAGGCTGGCGTCGATCCGCACCTGCGCATATCGCTCGCGACCGATCTCGAATGCGTGCTGCGTCGCTGGAAGCCAGGACACACCGACATCATCTTCGACTATTCGGGGTTGAGCACGCCCAACCCGATGGCGGGAACGCCGTAACCCTCTATGAACTGAGCGAGAAAGATGGATTACAATCAACCTTACGGCACACCCGCCGGCTCGCCCTACATCAACGGAAACCCGGCAACCGGCCTTGCCGGCTCGATCCCGCCGGCTGGCGCGTTCGAATATCCGCAGCGCGAGATCGTCAATCTCATCAGCAAGGCCGGGATGACCCCGACCAATGCCGATCTCGCGCAGTTTGCCAAAGCGATTCAGAGCGGCGCACTGAGCTACGGCACGGATACTGGGACCGCCAATGCAACGGCGATCACACTGCCGCAAATCCCCGACACCTATCCTCGTCTGCTGCTGGTGAAGAAAGGTGCAAACGCCAACACCGGGGCAACGACTATCGCCGTCAATACGTTGCCCGTCGTGCAAGTGATCACGGCAACCGGCGGGACGCTGACATCCGGGACATGGCTCGGCAATGCCGCCGCGCTGCTCGTCTTCGACGGCACGAACTATCAGCTTGTTTCGGTCCTCTTCGATCAGGTTGCGACGCGCGACTTCTACCTGATCGACACACCAATCACCAAGACCGTGCACGGGGCAAGTCCAGACTTCGCCACGTTGACCGACGCGTTCTATTGGCTGAGCAAGTACCGCATCACGCAGACCGGCTCGGTCATCTTCAATATTCGCGCGGGACAATTCAGCTACGGTGCAACGAACCTCGTCTTCGATCATCCCAACGCCGACCGCGTGACCATCAACGGCACCACCCTGCTCACAGCGCCGATCACCACCACGACGTTCGGCTTTACCGGCTTTTCATCCACCGCCCGCGCTACAGATCGCGGCACACAATTGACGGCACTCCGCGCGGTCTACGCGACTGAGCTTCAATTTACCGGCGGCGCCGGAATTATCGTCAAGCGCGGTGGCTCGATTTGGAATCGATTGTTGATCACGGGAGATCGCACCGGCAGCGTCGATGCTGCGCTCTTCTATGCGCAGGCCCAAGTAACGGTAGGCGATATCTCGGCGGCGAATGGGGGCGGTGCTGGCATTGCAGCCGTAGGGGGCGGCGCCGCCATCACCGTCACCAATCAGATCAGCGGCAGCGGTTGCGTAACGACGGGCATCGCCGTCTCGGACAGCGGCGACATTCTATTCGGCAACACGGCAAAGCTCTACGGCGTAACGAATGATGCGTATGGCATCCGGGCCACGGCAGGTACGATCCGGGCAAATTCAACCGGCATCGCGTGTTCGCAGGGCAACGGCGCACATGGGATTGCTGGCGATACCAACGGTATCGTCGAAAGTGCGAGCGGCTCGATAAGTCAGACCAATGGCGGCAATGGCGCTTATGCGTCAAGTGGCCGGTGCATATTCGGCGCAGGCTGCACCTTCCGCAACAATGGCCAGTACGGCGCCCAAGCTGTCGAGCTTGCCGATATGGTCACGCCTCAGAGTGCTTTCAGCGGAAATACAACGGGCAGTGCCGCAGCGAGCAATATGGCAAAGGTGAACGCATCCGGTTCGACGGGCGTCACCGGCGCTTGCTCGCCTGCGGCCAACACGCTCGGAAACCAAAACTCTATCGTCATCGTCTAGCTCGGGACTAGAACATGAAAGCCTATTGTCGAAATGGAATCGTCGTCGCGACACACGACGACGAACAAAATGTCGATCCGACCGTCTATGGCGATGGCGTGACTGTGATCCGCTTCGACTCGCTCGGCGAACTCACACGCGTCGGTGATCCGCCGCCGCCGGGTTTGCCCGACACGCGGCCATATGCGGCACCTGATCCGGGTTCGGCCCCGCCTTCCACCGCCCCGCCGTTGCTCGTCGCTGCCGCGCTTAACCTGCAAGTCGTCAACGGCGACTTCGGGCAAGTGCAAGGCACGTTCAATGTCGTCGCGGCGGCCTATCTCGGCGTTGGCAGCTACTTGATCTTCTTTCTTACGCCGCAGCCGGATGACAATTACTTCGTCGTATTCAGCGGCGGCGCTGTGATGTCGGTTACGGACAAGACTACAGACGGCTTTCAATTCGAGGCACACGACGCTTCCGGGGCATCAGTCGATCCCCCGCCCTTCGGTGCCGTGGTCTATCGGATCGCCACATAAGACAACAACGGGAGTAACAGACTATGGGTAAACTCATCTGCGAGATCATGGTGCAAGGCGAACAGCTTTTGGCTTCTCTCACTACTGCGGCAGGCGTAGAGGCCTACATGGTCAAGACCACGCCGGGCGTCGGCAAGCCGTTCTGGTATTGGCCATCGATTCCGCCGGGCAAGGTGATCGCTGCTGACTTCACCAACGCGCCAATCGCAAGCGCCGACCTTGCGACGAACAAGGCCAACATCGCTGCGATCACTGCACAGCCCGCCGATGTTCTGACCTACGACACCGGCACCACGGGCAGCGGCACGACCTAAGCGCCGCACCATCCTTCATCGCACAGCGCCGCCTTCGGGCGGCGTTTTGCTTTCCGCCACCACGAGAGGCACCCATGGCCCAGTACGCGTTCGAAACGCTGCGGCAGGGATACTCGGACCTGTGGGCGACGATGACCGTGACGAAGGTCGCGCCGGCCAACGTCCAGGCCAGGGCCATCATCGCCTGTAAGGATCGATACAAGGCGGTCGAGGCCAGGACTAACGTCAAATGGTTCGTGGTCGGTTGCCTGCACGTGCGCGAGAGCGGGCTTAAAAACGGCAAGCCGGATTTCGACGCGTGGCTGCACAACGGCGACCCGATGCGCAACAAGGCGGGCAAGCCGATCAAGACCGTGCACAAGCCCGCCGGGCGCCCGCCGAACCCGAACGTGACCTGGGAAGATGGCGCCTATGATGCGCTGGTCGTCTGCGAGCAGTTGGACAAAATCACCGACTGGGGGCCAGAGCGCGTCGCCTATGCGGCGGAAAAATTCAATGGCTTCGGCTATCGCTCGCCGTCCCGCAACATCCCCTCGCCCTATCTGTGGGGCGGCACGTCGGTGCAAAAGCCGGGCAAATTCATCGCCGATGGCAAATACGACAGCGACGTGATGGACACGCAGATCGGCGCCATGGCGGTGTTGAAGCAAATGATGGCGCTCGACGCCGAGGTGCGCTTCGACGAGGCCAAGCCCTCGCCGCCCGAGCCGCCGGAAGTCCCGCCGCCCGACGTGCCGCCGCCGGCCTCGCCGAAGGCCATCGACACGCAAAGCGAGGTCAAGCCCTTGATCAAGTCGAAAACAATCTGGGGCGGCGTTTTGGCCTGGCTGTCGGGCATGAGCGGCGTTGCTACGGCGTTCATTGAAAAGCTCGACAATCCGTACTCGCTCACCGCGTTCTGCGTCATTGCCACCATGGTGTCGGTCGGCGCGTTCCTCGTCATTCGCGGTCGCCTCGACGTGAACGGACTCGTCGAGCACCTGTCCGACGATGACACGCAAGAGAAGGCAGCGTGACCTTGCTCGATTACCTGTGGCACTCGACCGTCGCTTGGCTCGGCATCGGCGGCGCAATCATCGCCGCGTGCTTGGCCGCCGCCTACTTCCTCCCGCCGTTTCGCAATTTGGCGCTGAGCGCAGCCGGTACCGTCGCCGCTGTCCTGGCGATCTATGCAAAGGGAGCTTCCGATGCAAAGCGCACAGAAGAAGAAAAGCGACGGGACGCCGAGAAGAATGCTATCGCGACCGGGCAAGCTGATCGCGCCGCTGCTGAGCGCGACGCTGCTGGCGGGGTGCGCGACGGGTACGACCGGGACCAGCAATAGCGCAATCTGTGCTGGGGTGAAGCCGATCACATATTCGAGCAAGCACGACACGCCTGAGACAGTGCGCCAGATCAAAGAGGCCAATCTGTTCAATATCCGGCGCGGTTGCTTTAAGGCGGGGCCGAACATGGGGCGATGAACAAATGTCACGCTCGCCGGAAGACATCGATGCTGAGCGCCAAGCGGAGGCCGCCTTGCGCTATGAGCAGTTGAATTACAAGACGCGGCGGTGGCTGTCCGGTTTGCGTGAAGACGATATCGAGACCTTAAACGAGGCGATCTATTTTCAAGAGCAGGCGAAAACAATCGGCAGATTCGGCAAGTGGCTGGTGCTCACCTTTGTCGCCATAGTGGTGCTCATGGGGCAGTTCGGTGAAGGCATGACGCGCTTCCTCGCCTTCTGGCTCAAGAAAAGTTAAGCGGGTGAACCATGCTGCGACGCATGAAAGGTTTACCGATGGTGCTGCGAGTCCTCATCAATCTACTTATTGCAATCTGACGTTCACCATCGGCCGCGCGGCGTGATGGCGCTTCAACATTCGGCGCCGCGTTGGGCGCCCGTCCAATGTCGGCAACCCGACGGTTGAATTTCACGACTTAAAATTGTACAACTTTATTGAGTCGGACAAAGGCGGTACTTACAGGGAATGCCAAAATCTTCGAAGCTGGTGGTCGCGAAGCGCGGTCGGACGCTCCTGGTGAGACGACGGCGCGACCGACTTTGGATGTTCCCCGGAGGACGCAGGCGCGGTCGCGAAAGCGAAAAGCAATGTCTGCGCAGGGAAATCAAAGAGGAGCTTCCAAAGCTCAAACTTGGACGGCTGAGGCTATGGAGGGAAGTTAAAGCCAAAAACCGTCGTTCGGGCCGGAGAATGAGTGACGCGATCTTCGTGACGACCAAGGCATCCGGTCGTTTAGCAATTGGCGACAAACAGGAAATTGATAAGGCAGTATGGCGCAAGCCGCGTGGCATTCGTCTGACGCCAACATCCCAGTACATAAGGGACAAGCTGTTTTCAAAGTGAGCTGAACAAAACAGCGCGGCGCTTGGCCCTCACTTGTTGCTGTTCCAGATATCCGTGCTCATTTTCCAGTCGTCGCCGACCTTCTGCCAGATGACAACGTACTTCCCGCTGACGTCCTGCGGCTCGGAGCCCTTGGTCTTGCCGCTGAACGTGCCGATCTCGCGCGCCACCGAGGGGCCGAGCGGGGTTACCGCCAAGGTCGTAAGGTTGACATCTCCAAGGCTCTCGCCCGCCTTGGCCCAAAAAGACTGGATGCTGCCGCGCCCGTTGAGGATCTCGGCGCCGGGCGCCAGGACATATGCATCCTCCGTGTACAGGGCCGCAGCCGATGCGAAATCACCGTTGTTAAAGGCGTCGGTGAAGGCCGCATTCATCTTCTCGATGGTGGCCTTGTCCTGCGCCAGCACCGGCCCGGCCAGCACAATCCAGGCAATTGGAAACCAACAGATCAATCTCATGCTCATCAGAGCCTCCTGCAGGTCGCAATCCCGACCTTCCCAACTCCTGTCCTATTCCGCGGTCGAGTCCATGGCACAGACGCGCTTAAGCTCCGAACCCGAATGAACCACGCGTCTCGCAGGCGATATTCATGCCGGCACGCTTCGGCGAGCGCGGCGTGATACTCGGCCAGCGCCTTGTGCATTTCTCTTGCCTGCTCGTCGGTCATTACGCCACCTCGTATTCCGCCCGTTTCACCGTGCCGAGCTTTCCGTCGCCCCGCAGGAAAGGCGACCACCAATAGACCCCCGTCCTCCTGATCTTGAAGTGCCCGCGCACAAGGTGCTGGCGCGCGGCCTCGCGTGTGATGCCGCTGGCGTCGGCGACGCGCGGCTGCGCGCGGGTGAGCACCAGCTTGGTCTTCGTGAAGCTCATCAGCGGCCCCTTGCCGCGCTTCGCCCGTGCCTTGTTGAGTTTGCCATAATCGACCGGCTCGCGCGCGATACAATTGCGCGAGTTGAGCATGGCCAGGAAGCACTCGATGAACGGCCCTTCGCCCTGGATGTCTGTGAGGAAATTGGTGACCACGCGCAGGTCGGCCTTCGGGTCGTCGCCGTTGGCGGCGTGCCGGGCAATAGCGGCCAACACCTTGACGCCGTGCGGCGACAGGCCGGGCAGCATGTGCCGCTCGCTCTCGCGCAACGCCTCGATCTCTTTCGGGTCTTTCGAATGCTTCTCCCATCCGGTGCGGGTCATGAAGAATTTGGCGATCTCTTCCGGCGCACTGTTGCCGAGGAAGCGCCGTTCGAACCAATCGATGATCGCCTTCAACGCTGGGCGACCGCCGGGATCAGGATATCTTTCCAGCATCACCGCGTGCATCATGCGAATGTTCTGCCGCACGTCGCCATCGGGCCGCCAATCGAAATAGATCGAGAACGGCGAGATATTGATGGCGTCGCGCGAGCCGTCGTGAAGCTCGGAATGGACCCAGCCGCAGGTCGCCCAGCCGACCTGACCTTGCAAGTCCTCCATGTCGCCCAGCGGGCTTTCGATCAGGAAGCCCTGCCGCACCGGCACGGGCGCCGTCTTGCTGTCGCGATTGTTCGGCCCGCACAGGCCGCCGCGATATTCGATCCACATGGTCGGATACGGCAGGCGGCACATCGGCAGGGCGGCATTGAGCGCCGAGGGCTTCGACCGCACCAGATCGTTGCAGGCGAACACGACATCGTCGGCCATTTCGAAGCGCTCCGCGCGCTCCAAGTAATGACCCACGCTGGTGGCGATACCCAACAAGTCGAACTCGCCGCCACGGGCGGCGAGGATATGGTCCGCGAGATTCATGGCTGAGACTCACCCCAGATCAGGCGTGAATGTTAGCGTTTACCCCATTCGTGCCGCGACGCGACGCGCGCCTCTGCCGTTTCTTGGCCGGCTTGGTATTGGCCTTGACGATCTCCGTCCCGGCCTTGTCGATCTCTTTTCGATAGTCCAGGTCCCGCACCTTCTCGAATCGAACGGTGCCATTTTTTATTTCCATGCGATTGTATCCCATGGATGCAGCGACGGCTGCGATTGTGGAAAAACGCGGCTGCTGTGTTGGGCCGTCGAGCCAATTGTGCAGTGTGGTAGCGGCGACGCCCGAAAGAACGTGCACCTGATTCTGTTTCAGCCCCTCGTCTTGGATCATCGTGCGGATGCCGTCGATGACGGGGTCCTTATTCACGAAATTGTATGAGCGATAGAGGTGCAGCACGCTTCGTCGCTTCGGCATCAATTACTCCGCTTTTCCGGTTCGATGATAGTAGCCTCTCTTCGAGCTTGCGATCAGCTTTGCGGACACAAGCTTTCCGACCTGATCGTTCACAGAGTTTTCACTGCGACCGTCAGCCTTGAAGGCGTCGCGCATTTCGGCGACCGACACGTCCTTGCCGCCGTTCATCAGGTCGAGAATGAGTTGGGCGCCTGTCTGCTTGTTCTTCGCCTTGCCCTTGCCCGGCGCCGGCAGCGCGAGTTTCGCGAGCGCATAGGTGCCGAGCTTTGGCCGCTCGATCTGGCCGCGCTTCATCAAGTCTTTGAGCACGGCATACATCAGCGTGCGGCCACGCGCGAAGGCGCCATTGACGGCGTGCGTGATCTGCTCGACGCCGACCGGCTCTTGCGATTCCGATAGCAGCGACAGAATAAGCGCCTCCATGCTGTCCTTGCTCGCGGCGGTGCCGGTGCTCGCCGGCAGTGCTGGCGCTCCATGGCCCTTCGGCAGAGATTGCTTGCGCCGCGCCGGCCTCGGCTCTTCGGTGAAGACTTGGATGTTCATGTTGTCTGCGTGGTCGGCGAGGAAGGCGCCGAGCACGGACGCATCGACGGAAAATGAGAAGTTCAATCGCTTGGCCAAGCTGTCCTCATATCTGTTCGTCCGGTGCGACATTTTAACACCGCAAAACGAGGATCGCGCAAGGTCCCCTTGACGCCTTATTGACGGAATGGAACTTGCACATTTTTTGTGCGTGGGAAAATAAATGGATGACCGCCGTCAATCTCGTGCTGACCATCGCCGTCGCCATCATTGTATATTCATGCTGAGCGATCAGCCCGACCCCGCGCGCAACGGGTGCGCCATGCCAAGGAGAGAACCAGTGGATGGTGATGTCGAACTCCTTAAGCGCATCTACGATCGCTTTAACGCGCGGGATATAGACGGCGTACTGACCGCGCTCACCGATGATGTCGTCTGGGCCAACGGTATGGATGGTGGCTACGTCCATGGCCGCGAGGCCGTGCGCGAGTACTGGACGCGCCAGTGGACCATGGTCAGTCCGCACGTCGAGCCTGTGGGCTTTCATCGAACTGCGGATGGCGCGATTATCGCAGAGGTCCGGCAGTCCGTCCGCGATCTCGAAGGCCAACCGCTGCAGGGGCAGACGCACGGGCTTAGAGACAAGACGGTCGGACACGTTTTCCGTCTTCGAGAGGGCAAGGTGGCTCGCTTCGACATCCAGGATGCTGTTTAACGGCCAGACTTCTTTATGCGGGCATCGTGCTGCGTAACGACAAGGCGATCGAGGCCGCCAACATCGTGCGCTATATGCGGGGCTGGTCGCGCAAACGGGTGCGCGACTATTGCTGGCGCAAGGGCTGGAAAGTCAGCAGAGTGTCGAGCGCGTCGCTATAAAGACCGGCTTTCGTCCGGCCGCCGCGCGCGTTACATTCGCTGTCATGAGCAAAGACGTTCTGACACTGCGTGACCTGCCCGGCCCTTTCGTGGAACTCGCATGCAGCAAATGCCCGACTCGAAATGGCTCGCTGCGGCTCGACAAGCTTAAAGAGCGTTTCGGCGCAGATTACCGCCTCCCCGATATGCTGGCGGACCTCGCGAACTGTCCGCGCCGGGGCAAATTTCATAACGGGTGCGGCGCCTATTATCCGCAACTCAAACCCGCGGAATGATCTTGCCCGAGATTCAGCAAGCGACCTTACTACATCTGCGAGCGATCTAAGCGCGGAAGTCTTGTCGCGGTCACGTTCGGCGGCGCTGGTCTCGTTCGTCGGCCACAATAGCAAGCGCCTCCCACTCCTCGGCGATCTGTTCCCATCTGATCTGGTCGTCCTCGCTAAAAGCCTTGGTTGCTTCGTGACGGGCGCTCTCGGCTAACTCGCGATATTCATCGGATCTTATGCGATATTGAGCTGCTTGCATCATCGCACCTCTTCAGTCCTTTCCGGCGTACCAAGCGCGGAGGGTGTTGGGTGGTTGACAGACGGACCACGGGATTGCGGTCCGTATCTGGGTTAAAGGCTCGCGGCTGGATCGGTTCGTTGTGATTTGACGTACCTTCGGCCTTTACGCTTTCGGAACTCACGCATCCGCGCGTGCAGGCGTTAAGCGGTTTGTCACTCGGAGTGACGGGCCTTGTATGTCTTCGTCATGGTAGTGCTTGCGACCCGGGAAATGCTGGCGGCCGGACGCAGCCGAGACTAATATAGCGACTCACTGGCAGCTCCTTGTAGCTGACCCTTACCCCCAGGCTGCTAGGCGTCATCCAGTGGCGAGAGGACGAGAGGTCGCCGTGGCCTCTCGTCCGTTTTCGGACTGGCGGGCTGCCCCTTAGCCGGGTAGGTGATTTATGGCGATATATAAATTGATTGCGAGCAATTCCTTTGGTCCTGAAGAAATCGAAGCAATGATCGCGACCGCCTGGAGCAAGAACGGAAGCGCGATGCCACAGTTTAAACCGTCTCGTAAAAAACCCCCGAGCATGGGTGGGCCGGCTTGCCCGAAATGCGGCGCGCGAATGTGGCTCGCTCAAATATCGCCCGACGAGTCAGGACACGAGCGGCGTACGTTCGAGTGCCCTATCTGCGAGATATCGAAAACAAACGTCGTGGATCGCAAATAGGCGTCTTCAGCTAGCGGCCTCTCGGCGCTTTATCGTCCGCAATTGCGCGCCATGCGCCCCCCTGTAGAGGCCGCGATGTGACAAGTGGCAAAAGGTTCCTCGAATCGTGGCCCGGGGCGAACGCAAGGATGAGGCACATGACTGTCAAATGCTGCGTCTGAGCGTCTAACTGAGCAAGTGCAGAAGCCAGAATGGCATTTCAAATAGCAATGACCACAGCCCTAAGATGGCCGCGACGATCGCGAGAGGAAAAAAGACGCCAAAGGCAAACATACCAAAGCTGCCGACCTTAATGGCGAGCCACAGCCAATATATCCAGCCAAGGATTAGACCCGAACAAGCAACATATACGGTGCCAATACGGGCCTTCTCGGCCAATTCCGCAATTCTCTTTCTGTTCATGCCGCCGCTCCCAGCACGGGCGTCGTGCAACATAAGTTGATTGGCCATTCGCTTCATAAGTGAGGAGGTACTTCCCTTGCGAATTATCAATTCGCGGCGATGCGGATCAGAAGTGAGAGGGCGGCCGAAAACAATCGAGCCGCCACAGCCCGCGCTATCCACATGAACCAATCAGGAATGGCAAAGAGTGAGGCTCCAAAACCGAGGCGAGCCGCCCGAGACGAATCCCGTGTGGCAAAGAACGCACTGGCGGTTTCCCCGCGAGGTGCCGTACGTTTCAGCCGCTAGCTTCCATCTCGCAAGTCACACCTGACACCTTTGAATGACGGATGCCTCGCCTTCCCCTCGCCGGACAGCGCGCGGTATTCGACATCAACAGTTCGAGTGAACGCCTCGCGGTGCGACTACCCGCTAACAGCATACAACGTAAGCATCATTATCAATGTAGCGGACAGTCCCAATCCGAATTGTCTTGCTGTGTTTCCTTCAGTCATGCTGAGCCTCCTTCCCGGAGAATTAAGTGAAAGAGCCCGCCAACTGGCGGGCTCTGGTACTGACGATTAAGATTCGAGGACTGCCACGATTTCATGCGTCCTCGGATCCACAACAACGATCTGCTCCTCCACGAGGATGTAGTCGTATCCCCGCCACTCCGGATAAACGTTCACCACTTCCACCGGCAGCGGGTGGAAGCGCACGCTGTCCGGAATCCGCGTGCCGACACTTATCGAGACATTAAGGTGGGCGGGTTCCACCTTCTGTTGCTTAATAATGCTGGTGATTTTTGTCCGCTGCTCGGTGGAGAGCTTTACCGATCCAGCGGCTGCACCCTGGCCGGTAGTCGTGCGTTCAGTGGCCGACCGATCGGTGGCAGATTCGTTTGACCGGGTTGATGGTGAGCCTTGCGCATTATTCTGTGTCTTTGTATCGGTGTTGACGCCCTTATTCGTCTCGCTCTGGTTTTTCGACGTGCCCGACGAACCACTCTGACGGTCTTTATTTGTATCGGACGAACTCTTCATACCGCCTTGCTTTTCTTGATCCGCTGCCTTCGGCGCCTGGCCTCTGGTTTCAGGGGCCTCGCGTTGAGAGCTTCTTTCCGCATCGGATTTTGGTTTCTGTGAAGCCCGTCCGCTGGGTTCGCCGGGGGACGATTCGTGGCTAGACTGACCGGTGGTCTCCCGGCCCTTGTGATCGCCGGCGCCCATCTTAGCACTACTCTCACCCGGAGCGTTCTGGTGCGCGCCCGGCGGGCTTGCGCCGCTTTCATCCTTCGCATGCTGGGCTGACGCCGTGCCGACGCTCATCAGCACGACCGCGGCGGTCGACAACAGTGATAACTTTCTCACATTCGCCTCCTCGATATGTGGATGTCTTTCAGGGGCGACAACGCTGCCTATGAGCGTGCGTTCCTAAATGGGCAGGTTAGAAAAAGTGGTGCGAGCGCTCAGAGCACATCTTTTCCGGCATTTTCAATCCACAAACTGATCCCTTACCGTCAAAAAAACGACGGCGATTCATCGCCTTCTCTGTGCGTTAAGAGCTGGAGAGGTCCGGAATGAATAGACGTACAGGCTCTGGAACATCATATTCAATTTAGATTGCGACCGTGTGCAACTGTTGAATTGTTCCTATATCTTTCAAGATCGTGAGCTTACTCGCCGGGACACAGACGACGCCTTGTCCAGGCGGCGCCGCAATATTACAAGCGGAAAAAACGTTCCGCGCTCGTGAAGTGCGCCCGATAGCATATCTGTTACTCAGGTGTTATCCGACCGCCAGATTGCCGTCGCGATTCTCTGCCACTGCGTCCGTTGGCGAGCAAGCAGAATAAGGGTTTTGGCTTATGGATGCTAACGAGTCTGCATATTTTGACTTGAAGACCGTAGCTCTCTTGAGGGAGACCGTAGAAGACGCCTGGGCCTGTCTCCGGCCGGAACAGCGAGAGACTATAAGTCGGAGCCTGCTCGCGGAACGGATTCTCAAAGCGGCCGCGCAGGGTGAACGGGACCCGCAGCGCTTGCTTGATGCGGCGCTTGAGCGGAATGCCGGGCATCCCTCATTCGAACAAGCGAGGCAAGAGTCGACCGGGCAGTCTGCCTAGATGCGCCAGTCGCCAAACGCCGACGCTATTAACAAGACACAAACTATGGCGGTGATGATCCATATTATAACCGTGACCGGTTCTATCTCGCGCAATATCGCCCCTGATGTCCGCCGCTAAAGTTTTTTTAAGGTTGCTCAGCCGGCGGCTCGTTATCGTGGTCGGCGGCGGGTGGCGGTTCATAGACGATGTCGATGTGACTATATCGGGCCGCATGTTCGGCAAGACGCAGGTAGCAGTGGGCCAAGTGGTTCCATTCTGCGCTCAATTGGGGATTACTTTCCACACGTGCGCGAGCACGGAACTGGGCAGCCCGAATTCGGTATCGATCCGAAGGTGTCATTGGTCTGCGTTTGCCAAGGACGATTCTTAGACAGTCTTAGCCGCATAGAATGCGCATATCGGCGTTTGGTTCCCACGAGTCGGCGGAAATTGCCACCCCAAGGTCTGCGTCCCACCCGTTGCGCACACCTTTTGGCGCTCCGTGATGCCCCTCTTGGGGCGGCCGCATCGCCGCTATAGGGAGTAGAGGAGAGCACCGAAATAAGAGAATTAGAGAGTGTTAACCGCTCTCCTTTCGAGACGACCGCATTTCTGGCATTGAAATATAAACTTGTCCCGGCCGGGCTTGTCCGGCTCAGCACCAACCAAGTGCATCTCAAGTTTGCATTCCGGACACAATAAGATCGGCGGAACGTCGTCCGTTCCATTGACCGTTTGGTTCATGGGGTGACCGTGCGTTTATCTTGCGCAAGTATTCCTATTCAGCCTATTGCTCCGACCGAATGGAGCCAATACCCATAAAGAGAGACCTCACATACGCTCCGCGCCCTTCGCAGCTGCAGCATGCTCAAAATGATTGCGGACGTAGCGCCTCGCGAGAATCATGGTACGGACACGGTGATTCTAGGCGAGTTGGAATGAGCAAGCTGCCGCTACCGGATAAGGAAACACTGTCCGACGAGGTGCAGGCCGCCCTCGATCGTCATTTCAAGAATGACGATCTAACCCAAGAGACAGAGGCGGATGTCAAGGCAGTGATGATGAGTGTGCTCGCCAAATATGAAATTCCGCCCAACCTGCCGCTGGCAAAGTGGGTCAACGATTGGCTCGATGAACGCGGACCGCTGCACTGAAAGCCGCCATCTAGTCAGAGCCTGCCGCGAAGCGGCGCGCTACCTCCGTCGCCACTTGGCCGAGGTATCGCTCTAGCCGAGCATTCCGCCGGCGTTTGGCATCCTGCGCTGCCCTCCGCGCCTTCTCATAAGCATCATTGCCGAAAGTTTGAATTAGCTTTTCAGCTT